CTGCTGATCGTCAGAATGCTGTCTGAGGACGCCAAACCCAAGAGGTAAATCCAAAATGAGCGAAGAGGCAACCCCGTCAGCGGGATCTCCAGACGTGGCTGATGCAGCCCCGGCAGTTAGCTTCCTAGATAGCCTGCCAGAGGATCTGCGCGGCGAACCCAGCTTACGCAATTTCAACGATGTTGGCGCGTTGGCAAAAAGTTACACACATGCCCAGCGCATGATTGGCGGCGATAAGATCGGCAAGCCATCTCAAAGCTGGACAGACGATCAATGGACTGAGCATCACATCCACAGCGGCAGACCCGACACGTCTGACGGCTACGAGTTTAGGCTAGAAGGCAAACTTGGTGACAGCACGTTGGAAGGCTTCAGAGATAGCGCCTTCAAGGCTGGCCTGTCAGGCAAGCAAGCGCAAAGCGTGGCTGAGTTTATGGACAGCAGCCTGGGCCAGATGGAAGCTGATCGCTATGATCAGGCTGACACTTTGCGCCATGAAGGTGAGCAGGAGTTAAGACAGCAATTTGGCAAGGCATACGATCAGCGCATGGAACTGGCGCTAGGTGCGGCAAGGCAAATGCTGGGCGATAAGGTAACTTTGCTCGACGAGGTTGAACTGTCTGACGGCAGATTGCTGGGCGATCACCCGGAGATCATCAGGATGTTTTCTGCGTTTGCTGAACAGATTGGCGAGGATAACCTCGTCGGAGAAACAACTGAGATGGTGATGACGCCTGATGAGGCGCAGCGCCAACTGACTGAGGTAACAAGGCAGGACGGCCCGTATTGGGATCGCAACCACCCTGAGAGGCAGGCATACGTCGATGAGGCGCTACGCCTGCGCGAATACCTTTAGAGTTTAGCGGATAAGCTACGGCCCCGCGCATCACGCTGGTGTGACCAGCAGGCTGACAACCTTTACCGTCATCATACAATTCTAAATTTACCTGACTTGTATGCTGGCGGCGTCAAGCACGGCCCCGGCTGGGACAACCGAGCGATAAACCCTTTAATTTCAATAGCTTAAAATAGGAGTGAGACAAAATGTCATCACAAATATCCACAGCTTTCGTTAACCAATATTCTGCTAACGTCACTATGCTTTCCCAGCAGATGGGATCGCTATTGCGTAATGCAGTGGACATCGAAAGCGTCAACGGCGAAAAAGCCTTCTTTGATCAGGTCGGCTCTGCCGCTGCTGTTCTCAGAACAACTAGACACGCGGATACCCCGTTAACTTTAGCGGCCTAGCAGAGCAATCTGCTTTGAAAAACTCTGTGAACTCAGGGGAAGTCTCATTGAGATAATCCTGAGCCAAGCCCTGTAAAGGGAAGGTGCAACGACTATCCCCGGTAGGGGAGTAGACCCAAGCGGGTCGAAGCGCAGAGCATCCCACTGGGATGGTGATATAGTCTCATCTGCATGGCGACATGCAGCGGCCCAGCAGGGCGGGGCAAGATTAGCGATCTTGTTTGAAGGTAATGTAATCGATACACCCCACAGCCGCCGCATGGTCACAATGTCAGACTATGAATACGCTGACTTGATTGACTCGCAAGATAAAGTTCGTCTTTTGGTTGATCCTACATCAACCTATGCGCGTGCCGCTGCTAGTGCCATGGGCCGTGCAATGGATGACGTAATCATCGCAGCCGCGATTGGTACAGCTAAGACAGGCAAGGATGGTTCCACATCTACTGCCCTGCCTTCTGGCCAAAAAGTTGCGCATGGTTCGGCATCGTTGACGATTGCCAAATTGCTTTCCGCCAAGGAAATCTTGGACGAAGGCAGCGTTGATCCATCAATCCCGCGTTACATTGTGTGCGCCCCTAAGCAGATCACATCTCTGCTGGGAACCACGCAGGTAACGTCGAGTGACTTCAACACCGTGAAGGCTCTCGCTCAAGGCCAGATGGATACGTTCAGCGGCTTTAAGTTCATCGTGTCAAATCGTCTGACCACTGACGGTGACGGCAACCGCGCCGTGATTGCCTTTGCTGGCGATGGACTAAAGCTGGCGATGGGCAAAGAGCCTACCGCCCGGATCGATGAGCGCTCCGACAAATCGTACGCAACTCAAGTGTACTACTGCCAGACGATTGGCGCGACCCGGATGGAAGAAGCCAAGGTCGTCGAAATCGCGTGTACGGAATAGGAGATAGAAAATGGCTACTGTTTATTCTGTTCAAAGAACTAATACACGGGCAACCCCGATCACGAAAAACCCTGCCAATGTCATGGGTGGACGTGTGCGGATTGCACATGGCGTTTATGAGGCATCTAGCTTGGCATCTGGTGATGTCATTGAGATGTTCACATTGCCAGACGGCGCGCGCCTGATCGAAGGATCTCTTGCGCATGACGCGCTGGGCGGCTCCACCACATTGTCTGTCGGCTATGCAGCCCACACCAATGCGGCGGGTACTGCCGTGTCAGCGGCACCTGCAGGTTACAAAGCTGCGGCTGCGTCAACTGGCGCGCAAAAGGTGGACATCCTTGCCACCTTGGCGCTGGGGTCTGGCACCGTCACTGACACCAATGAAGACGGCGTGGTCGTGACCGCAACAATGGGCGGTGCCGCTGGCACTGGCACCATTGAGGTCACCATCAAATACGTTGTTGACTGATTAGGGCAGGGGCGGTTCGCCGCCCCTACCTTCCTACACCCCCCTAAAATTTTGGTGATTGCATGACTTCTACAGTCGATATTGCAAACAATGCGTTGAACGTGTTGGGTGCTTCCAATATCTCTGCGTTTGACGAGAACAGCAAAGCTGCGCGCATCGTCAATCAGCGATATGACAGCATCCGCGATAGCGTATTCCGCGCACATCCTTGGAACTGCCTAATCAGGCGTCAGGATCTTGCGCAATCATCCACAGCACCCGGCTTTGGTTACGCTCACCAGTATCCCCTGCCGACAGATCCGTATTGCCTGAGAGTGCTAGAGTTTTCCAACGGCAGCATGTCCTACCCGCAGGACAACATGAAAAACAACAGCGGTGGCCCTGCGTTTGTCATCGAAGGCCGCAACATCGTTACCGATGAAGGCACCGCAAAGATTAAGTATGTGGCGCGCATCACAGATCCCAACGAATACGACAGCGGTTTGATTGAGGCATTATCTATGCGTCTCGCTGCTGAAATGGCCTACGCAATTACCGGGTCAACATCGATGGTGCAGATCACCACATCCGCATATGATCAATCGCTGAAAGAGGCGCGTTTCGTTGATAGCACAGAAGGCGCAACCCGGCGCATAGAAGCCAGTGACTTCATAGAGGCGCGCTACTAATGGCGCGATCAGCCCCATCATTCAGCAGCTTTGCAGCGGGTGAAATCAGCCCACTGCTTGAGGGTCGCACGGGTATAGAAAAGTACCGTGAAGGCTTGGCAGATCTAACCAACATGGTGGTCATGCCTCAAGGTGGCGTGAAGCGCAGACCCGGCACAGAGTTCTTAGGCGAGGTCAAATCGTCTAGCGTTAAAACCCGCCTGATCCCGTTCCAATTCAAAACGTCTGACACCTATATATTAGAGTTTGGCGACAGCATCATGCGCGTTTACCGCAATGGCGCGCAGGTATTGAACGCCACTGCCAAGACAATCACCGCGATCACCAAAGCCAACCCCGGCGTGTTGACCAGCAACAGCCACGGTTTTAGCAATGGTGACGAGGTTTACATTGCCAGCGTTGGTGGCATGACTGAATTAAACGGGCGCAACTATCGCGTGGCCAATAGCACCACCAACACGTTTACCCTGACGGATTTGTACGGCACTGCAATCAACACCACCAGCTTTACCACGTTTACATCTGGCGGCACTGCTACCGAGATCTTTGAACTAGCCAGCCCATATCCAGAGGCTGTGCTGTTTGACGTGCGCTTTGTTCAATCTGCTGACACGATGTATTTCGTGCATCCCAGCTACGCCATCCGCACCCTAGTCCGGGCAGACCATAATGATTGGACGTTTGCCACACCCTCAATCAGCGGATCACCATCGCCAAACCTTAACAACGCAAGTGACAACTACCCGTCAGTGGTAACGTTCTT